TCCGTGTTATAGGCGTCGTTCTTGACGTTGGTGAGAACACCCCAGACCGCCTTGTCCATGTCCTTGGTCGTCAACTGAATATAGGGGAGCGCCTCCGTGATCGTAATGGCATCTCGACCCGTCGTCACCTCACCCGTCACGGGATTGATGGAATAGTATCCCTTATCCGCCGAACTCACAATGAGCCCCACATACTTCGCCACATTGTCCTTGAGTGACATCTCTCCGTCCACGGGCTGATTGGCGTGCTGTCCCGTGAAATACGTGCTTGCACCGAGAATGGACCGAAACGGCACCGTGCCCGACGTGCCATAGACATACAGACTTGTGCCATACATCGTAGGCATGAGTGTGGCATAAGATAGGCCCGTCAACAACGTCTTGGACGCCGCATCCGCAGGCATGGAATTACTGACAACAAGAAGCCCATTGGTGATGCTGGTGGACGAGACGACATGAAGACGGGCCTGAGGGACAGTGGTGCCGATTCCCACGGAGCTCGTAAAGGTATTAAAGCCCGCCCCGTTGAATGCATTTCCGCCTGATAGATAGGCTCGAGCATTGATCTGAGGCTGAATAAGACTCGTCGTCCCCACCAAGTAGTTCAGTTCGGCAGAAGACGCATAGGAGGAGGAAAGATAGTTGGAACCATCACTGACAATGGCGCGACCTGGAGTGAGCGCATTGATTTGGAAATCTTGAACGGCATAGGTGGATGTAATCGTAATCGTATCGGTATAGACATTCGCAAATGTGGCGGAAGAGACGGTGATGGATTCGGAGGGAGTGAGTTCTCCGTTGAGGCCCGTGACCAGCACACGATTCTCCTCCACGGGCTCATCATAGGGGCCAAGAAGATAGGTATTGTAGCGAGAAGAATCATTATATGTCCGAATGATCAAGGGACCACTGTTGATAGAGACCACCCCACTCGATAGACTCATCTCTATCATCAGACAAGAATGGAATACGTGTCTATACTCGCATCTAGATGTGCATCTATGTTCTTTGCTCGTGTCCACGATGGGCCATATTAAATATCCGGAACATTCAACAGAATGCCGGCAGGTGGAGGGCTATTACAACTGGTGGCGACCGGCAAGCAGGATTTGTTCCTGACGGGAAACCCCCAAATTAGTTTTTTCAAAATGGTCTATCGGCGCCATACGAATTTTGCGGTCGAATCTCAACCCATGTATTTCGATGGCACCCCCGATTTTGGTCAGCGCATCACGTGTCTCATTCCTCGCCGCGGCGATCTCCTAGGCCGTGTCTATCTAGAAGTGGTTCTCCCACCGATCCGTGACACGAGTGGTAATATTCTGTCTTATACAAGCTCCATTGGTCATGCGCTCATTAGCGAGATCACGTTTGAAGTCGGCGAACAAGAGATTGACAAACAGACAGGGGAATGGATGGAGATCTGGACCCAATTGACTACCTCGTCCTCCCAACGACAGGCTCTGAATCAATTGATTGGGCGCACAGATTTGTATAATGCAGCCGATGTTCTTTCTGCAGGCGCATCGGGCAATATTCGACTCCTCATTCCGCTTCAGTTCTATTTCTGTAACAACCCAGGACTCTATCTGCCCCTCCTAGCACTTCAGTATAGCCCCGTTCGCATTACGGTTACGCTCCGACCTCTTTCGCAATTGTTTTGGGTCTCTCCACCACAAGGCACGGGTGCGCAAGAGTTCTGGAACCCCGCATGCTCGACCGTGGTGGACTGCACTCAGCACTTGACAAGCATCCAGTTGTGGGGCGATTTTGTCTACTTGGATACGGAGGAGCGCCGTGCGTTTGTGAGCAAGACTCATGAATACTTGATTGAGCAAGTCCAATACACGCCCGCGCAATCGATGACGGCCCAACAGAATACGGCAACTATTCAGGTGGAATTCAATCATCCCATTAAAGAGTTCATTTTTGTGGCACAGAGAGACATGATGGCCTCCCGTAATGAGTGGTTTAATTATAGCAATTTGGCAAAGGGTGAGCCGACTCCCGCTCTTGTGTTTCCGTTTTTAAACAGTAATTCACCCGCAGACCGTTTGGACCTGATTTCCACCGCGAAACTCCAATTGGACGGATATGACCGATTCATGAAGCGCAGCCCTGAATACTTTCGTCTTCAGCAACCCTATGATCACCACACGACGACTCCGGTCGATTCCTTTATTTATAATTATTCCTTTGCGTTGCGACCGGAAGACATCCAGCCAACGGGAACGATGAATGCGAGCCGCATTGACAGCATTGTCTGGCAGTTCGAGATGAACACGGCATTAACCAATCCTCTGATGCCTCTATGGCAACAGCGTGGCCCCTGTCAGATCCGTATCTACGCACACAATTACAATGTATTTCGTGTGATCAATGGATTTGGCGGACTTCTCTTTACGGTCTAATGTCACACTAACGGCAGTCGCAAAGCATTCGCAAAGCAGTCGCAAGAAAAAAGAGGCAAAAAAGACCTCTTGTCACAGTAATGAGCACGGAAGTGTCCCAGCTGAAATATTGGCGGGAAGAGGAAAAAAACACCAATGCCAATACCAATGCCAGTGGCTCTCCCATGACGGATGCTCTGTCCTATCATGTCTTCCTCGGTCTGTCCGTTCTGGGAGGTGCCTTTGGTCTCGATCATCTGTATCTTCGGTCTCCCTTGACGTTTCTTGCGAAATGTGTGGTCAATATGCTCTTCTTCGGCGTCTGGTGGTTTTATGATGCGGCACAGGCCATCTTCAACAGTGATGTGGTGAAAGTCTATGGTCTGGGTGTGCCAGGTCTCGGCCCCAAGGGCATTGCCGCGGGTGTCCTATCCAGTGACACTCCCAGCAAGAAACACCTGAATTTCTTTCTCTATGCTCTCGCCCTGATTTTTGGAGGGAGCTTTGGACTGGACTCTTTTTTGGTGGGGGAGAAACAAACGGGTCTGATTCGTCTCATTTCCCTGATTTCTATGATTGGTATTCCTATTGCCCTTGGACAGTGGGCTTACAAACTATTTTCATTCTTTTTCTACACAAAGACGGTGACCTCTCGATACAAGGACTTTTTTGGAGCGCCTGGAGAGTCCACGGAGGATGAGGCCTCAGGATTCCTCACACGTATCATCATGCGGGTGCTAGATGCTGTGCGGGGCCCTGCAGAAGTGATTCTCAAGCCCGTGACGGATACGGTTCAGATGGGCATCAAGACCGTGGGAGAGACAGTTACCACAGGACTGAAGACGGTGGACAATACGGTGATTCTGGGGAAGGCGGTGGTGGACAAATCAAGCGAGATTGCGACTCAGGTAACAGGGGCGATTGATGCGCTGTCTCAGGCGGGATCGTTTCTTCCTGCGACGTCTTTGTATTCTAGCGTCACTCCTGAGTCTGTGAAGAGCGCGAAAAGCGCTCTCCAGTCAGGCGGTGCCTTTGTGAATGGCGCTAAAAGCGCTCTCCAGTCAGGCGGTTCCCAAGACCTAAACGCATCCTCCTATGTTCTCCTAGGAACCCTCCTGATCGCCGCCTGTTCAGGATTCATTGCCACCGTTCTTCGCACTAGCTTTCGTAACCATGTCCCACAACGAGATGACGCCCCTCCCGAGCCAGGAGTTTTTCGAGGGTCTGATCAAAAAGAATGAACCCCATGATCCGATTGTGATGATCCGTTTTGGCGCCAGTTGGTGCGGTCCGTGTCAGCGACTGGATACGAAGGCCCTTCTCGATCTCAGCCCGCAGATTACATGGTATTATTGTGATCTGGACGAGAACGATTATACACCAGGCTATTGTGGCGTGAAGAGCATTCCGTCCTTTCTTGCAATTGTCAATGGATCCCCGCAGCCGATCTTTCAGAGTTCAGACACAGCAAAGGTGATCGATTGGATGCGAGGCGGCTTTAAGAAGGCATAAAGATACATAGAAACCATACTATCCTCTCATGAACTGTTCATGGGATGATAGCATACACAAGAAGAAGTTAAGAAGCAAACATCGCACGACCGCGTCCCTCCTTCACCTCATAGACATTCCATCCCTCTGTAAAGACTCGCATCTCACATTTCCGTTGAGCCAGAAAAGGATTGCTTCGAATGTTAGCGAGTTCCAGATACAGAGTCGGGCGATCCGCCGTGCTGAGATTAACCGTTCCCTCAGGCTGTCGCTCGATGGGATACACCGCACCCAACCCATCGCCCGTGGACCATTCCATCACGCCAATGGAGCGCCCTGGCGCATTCTCGGAACTGGCCAGCACGGCGATCTGTTCCCATACCGAGGGTTCTAGCACATGCTCACGATCCTTTCCCGCAATGATCAGTTTCAGCCGATAATAAAAACGACCAGGCGGTTCTGTTTCAGGCTGTGCCGCCGTCGGCGCATGATCGTCAAAATAGTCATTCCGAAAGTCATCCAGACGGTTTTGACGAAGCGCATTGGTCGATCGAAAAAACCAGAAGAGACGTTCGGTGGGATGGCGACCCTCCAGGGTTCGCGTGACAGCCGAGGAACCTCCCTTGTCCAACGAGATGAAATCCAATTCCCCAAAGGAGAACTGATTTTCAAAGATACGACGAAAGGGGATCGTGAGGGTCTGCGTGCGAAGCGCCTCTTGAATCTCAGGAGAGACATAGTGTTGCACGGTGGAGAGCAACACGGTGGGGGGACCAATCTGAACTCGGCCTAGGGGCGCAAACACATAGGGAGTTCCATCAGGAAACAGATACTGAAACGCAGGGACGTTCCAGGGAGCGGGTTTGTGAGTGTCATCGCTACAGACAACGAGATCCTCCAGGTTCCGAAGAGTGATCCGAAGACGAAGAGTCTGCCATGGCATGGCGGCCAAGGGGAATCCTCCATCGCCTGGACACTGCATCCCAGGAAGGGGAAGGTAGAGGCGAAGGGCGCCAGGGGTGGCGCGCAGCTGAATCCCACGATGCACCGTCTGTCCACTATCCTCTTTCCATCCCCCCTTTTCCAAGGCGAGAAAACGGCTGTTTCGTGACCCCTCGGTATGCTGCTTTGCGAGAAGACCGTCCCCGCTCCACTCCTGAATCAAGAACTGATCTTGATAGAATTGGATACGCTCAAAGAGGTAATAACCGACTCCGTTCACGTATCCATAGGACACTCCGCCCACCTGGGTCGTAACGGGATAGAGTCCATTGGCCACTTCGGGATCCATGGGCATACCCCCTGCAACAAGGGGGAGAGGGGGGAACCAGGAGGGGAGAGTGACGTCTAGGGCGCATTCTGTCATGATGTCGGCATACCGATCAATCTCTACTTCAAAAGTCGTTCCGAAGGCGGTGCCATTGAGAGGGACGGCGGTGCGCCGTTCGGCCAGATGGGGAACGGAGGAGGAATAGCGTGGATCATGAACAAACGTGCTCTCTGGAGCGTCCTTGACAAAATAGCGATCTTTGACTCCACGCGCCACGAGTTCAAAGAGGGCGCCCTGACCACTGGATGCATTCACTCGTGCCATCTACTAGTAAGAGATGCTTCAATCTTCTTAGATCATGTCCAAAAAATTGAGACACGTAATTGCGACAGCAAACAGCAAACCACAGCACTTCGCACTTCGTATCACTTCGCACTTCGCATTCGCACTTCGTATTTGTCATGTCCCTCGTGATCGTCGAGTCTCCAGGAAAGTGTAAGACGATTCAGGGCTATCTCGGACACGGATGGCGTGTGATGGCGTCCATGGGACATCTTCGGGCGCTCGTTCCTGCCCTGGATTCCGTGGGCATCACCAAACAGTTTGAGCCGACGTATGAATGGATCAAGGAGAAAGCCGCGACGATCAAGGCTCTGAAAGAGGCAGCGAAGGAGGCGACCGAGATCTATGTGGCGGCGGACGATGATCGGGAGGGAGAGTTCATTGCGTATTCGGTCTGTCTCCTTTTGAAACTGAATCCGAAGACGGTCAAGCGCGCCGTGTTCCATGAAATCACCGAGGCAGCCATCCAGCATGCCATCCACCATCCACGACACATGGACATGAACCGCGTCCATGCGCAACAGGCGAGATCCATGCTGGACATGATGATCGGATTTACGATCAGCCCTCTTCTCTGGAAGTATGTGGCTCCTTCCCTCTCCGCGGGGCGCTGCCAGACCCCTGCGCTTCGTCTGGTGGTGGAACGAGAAGACGCCATCCAATCCTTTCAGGCTACCTCTAGCTGGAAACTGACAGCCATGATGCGCCCTCTTACTGCTTCTGCTGCTTCTGCTTCTGCACCCTCATATGCGTTCCTTGTGACCATGGACGATGAGCTAGAAGACGAGGAGTCCGCGCAGAATTATTTGGAGCTCGTTCATGCCACGCCGATCGCAACGGTTCTTCACACGGCCACGAAACCATGGACAGAGTCCGCACCTGACCCTCTCATGACGAGCACGCTCCAACAACAGGCCAGTGCCCTCTTCCATATGAATCCACAGAGCACCATGCGCATCGCCCAATCGCTCTATGAAGCAGGCCATATCACGTATATGCGAACGGATCAGGCGGTCCTGTCTGAGGATGTCAAGAGAGAGGCGAGGGAATGGGTCACTACCAACGTGGGGCCCCATTATGTGTCCCCAGAGGACCTAAAGCCCGCACCAGGGGACTTAAAGGAGGCAGTCGCCGCCCAACAGGCTCATGAGGCCATCCGTCCCACCCACATCACCACTCTTCAGGCAGGAAAGGATGCACAGGAGCAAAAGATCTATCGCCTGATCTGGCAACGGACCGTTCAGTCCATTATGTCTTCTGCGAGAGGCGAGACCGATCATATGACATGTCGCATCGACGAGGAGTTCCGATGGAGCACCTCATGGAGACGAACGATCCACGAGGGATGGAAACGGATTGGTCAGGTGGCGAATTTGGATCAGGAAGACGAAAAAGAGGACAACAAAGACTCTCCCCTGCGCTCTCTTGTCCCAGGAGACCGATTGGAATGGACGAGCATGAAGGCCGAGCCCAAAGAGACCAAGGCTCAAGGACGCTACACAGAAGCGCAATTGGTGAGAGCCCTGGAAACCCACGGGATCGGTCGTCCCTCCACGTTTGCCTCGCTTCTCTCCGTCATCCAAGAGAAGAAATATGTAGAGTGTGTGGACCTCCCGCCGCGTCCCGTTCCTGTCAAAGAATGGTCCCTCATTCCGCACCAATGGCCGCCGACGGCAACGTCATTGGTGAAGCAGGTGGGCGCGGAGAAAAAGAAAATGGTTCCCACGCCGTTAGGACGGGCTGCTCTTCATTTCCTCCTGACACACATGGAGGATCTCTTTGCGTATACGTTTACGGCTCACATGGAGCGGCGATTGGATGCGATTGCGGAAGGGGAGGAAGAGGTGGTGACACTCCTTAGTGACACGTGGAGATCGTATCAGGATCGGTATGAGGGGCTTCTTAAAGGCCCTTCGGGCCCGAAAGGCCAACAAGCCCTTTTGGGCCAACAGGGAGCACAAGGCCAACAGGGAGCACAAGATCACGAGAAGCGCCGCACCTTTTCAGAGGGCCTCCTGGCCGTTCAAACGAAAAAGGGTCCTCTCTTACTCAAAGAGGGAGCCACGAAGGGAGACACGGTGTTCTATGGATGGCCGAAGAAAGCTACGTGGGATTCTCTGACGGACGAAGAGGCCCATGCGTTTGTCAAAAGTCACCAAGAGCAGGCAGAACAAGCCGAACAAGTGGTGGGAGAATGGAAAGGAACCCCCATGATCCGCAAAAAAGGAAAGTTTGGAGAGTATGTTCAGTGGGGAGCCATATCCGTCTCTCTTGTCCAAGGGGAGTCTCTGGAGGCTCTTCAGGCCCGCCTGGAGGCAAAAGAAGCGGGTGGAAGCGCCGTGATCGCCACGTTTGCGTCCTATGTCATACGAAATGGCCCCTATGGCCCCTACATCATGAAGACGTCCGTTCAGAAGAAACAATATGTGTCTCTTCCGAAAGGGGTGGATCCCGCCGCGCTGACGGAAAAGGAGGTAGCCGCGCTGTATCAACTGGGGCTCCAGAGCAAAAAGAAGCGGCCTTCGTAGATGGTCCACAAGAAACGGGTGACGCGACGAAAGAAGAGAATCAGGACCAAGAGAGCCAGACGGCAGCATGGAGGCACTCACGACGAAGAGATTCGTGCTCTGGTCCAACATCATTTTCCAGAATTTTCAGAAGGAACTCGTGTGAAAGAGGGCCATGTTTTTCTTACATGTCCAGCATCCACCGATCCCGATTCTGATCCCAACCCCGATCCCAACTTCATCCACTTTCATATTACAGACAACCATATGGTTCTCCATTATCTGAGACGATGTTCTGAGATACGTGGAAAAGATATTCTCCAACGGATCATTGCGATCGGACGAGCCTTATCTCTTGATCGGATCAAACTGGAAGATGCCAGTCTAATCCGATGTGATTTCCCTCTCTATACACTATCTATGCTTCAACATGGAGAAACATGGTATAATCGTATGGGATTTCGATCAGCCGATTATGAAGAAAACAAAAAGATCAATGAAGCCCTGCGGGAAGAGAAATGGGAAGACTTTGTCTATGAGATGTTTTACAGTCACGATGCCCGAATCGGTAGGGATCCCAAGATGACAGGAACGCGTATTAAAAATTATCTCACAAAATGGTATCGTGCGTTTCCACAAACGTATGGGCTCACCGTCGCCGAGGTAGTGAATCGGATCAATTGGAAAGGAATTCCATGCGATCATCCCCATACATCCCTCCTTCGCGACTTCTTAGATATGGCAGATAGTGTCCTCCCCTATGAACGCTATGTCATCCTGGATCTACGCCCCCATTCTTCTCTCCATACGGAGAACGCGTAAAATAATATTGGAGGGAGTAGATGGAACCCGAACAAAACAAGCAAGACAAAGACAAAGACAAACAAGACAAAGACACAGACACAGGCAGGGAAAGAAAATTCCTCAATGGCTGGACCACAGAGCAGGAACGCCTCATGTCCGAATGGAGCGACATCGCGATGTGCTATCGGTGGCTCCACGATCACAGTGAAAAGATTTATCACAGCAAGACTCTATGGATTAACATTCCCGTGATTGTTCTCTCGACGCTAGGAGGCACCGCCAATTTTGGCATCCAGTCCATTTTTTCAGATGACACTACCAAAAAGCTCGCCAGTTTCGCCATCGGCGGCGTCTCCCTTTTCGCAGGACTTCTTACCACCATCAATAACTATTTGCGCTATCCGCAGCTGGAAGAGTCCAACCGCGTCGCCTCCATCGCATGGGGAAAGTTTCAGCGTCTGATTGCGGTGGAACTCTCTCTTCATCCTGATGAACGCATGGACTCCATGGACTTTTTAAAAGTGTGCCGATCTGATCTGGACCGCCTGATTGAACAGTCCCCTCCGATCCCCCCACAGGCCATCAAGTTGTTTGAATTCCGATTTGGCTCCATTAAAGAGCTGAAGAAGCCCGATATATGTGGTGCTCTGGAGCATACACGGGTGTATGAGAGTTCGGAGACACGTCTGAAACAGGTCGCGGTGGATGCTGCGCTTCTTTTGAGACAACGAAAGAATACGCTGGCGGAACTGCTGTCTCCCAAGATCCAAGAGCAGATTGCCACACAGATCCATGCGCGTATGGCAGAGGAGTTGGATGCACGAAAGATACAATTGGAAGAGGAGATTGTTGCGCACAAAGCGGAGGAGAAACGCAAGGAAGAGGCACTACAGGAACGCCAGAGGAAACTTCACGCGGAGCTAGATGCGGAGAAGCGTGCTCTTTCGCCTACCGTTACCCAACCCGTTCCACCGATTCAACCCATCCATCGATCTCCTTTTGAAAGCCGGCTCCAGAGGAAAAGTTTTTCTTTACAAAAGAATCCATTGTATACCTCCACGATCCCCCTATCGGCTCGCGCCCGCCCTCAAGAAGCAGATTATCCCATCCTCATTCCTGAATCGTCTCAAACGTATTCCAAGAGCGTGGAGTCGTCTCCTGTGATTCAACCTCAGCTTGGCCCGAATCCCACGGAGTTCGCCCTTCCTGATGATCAGAACACGGTAATCGTGCCGCAACAAGTAGCACCGTAAGGACTATGTGAACCGTAAGGACTATGTGAAACATAAGGACAGTGTAAAGGTTGGTCACCCTGTATGAATAAGGTATAGGGCAAAGGAAAATGCGCGTGAATAAAGAGAATGTGAGTCACTTGATTCAAGAGCATGTGTGTATGGCATCGTGTCGTATGAAAACCAATATGAGAAATACCCATGTGGCATTTATTATTAAACGAGGGAAGGTGTTGGGGGTTGCTACGAATCAGCTGGGGTCGCGCGCGAGAGGATGTGGATATGATGAGCGAACGATCCATGCGGAACGGGCCGTCATTAAACACGTGGGTCATACGAAGCTCATGGGGGCGACGATGATTGTCATTCGTATGTCGAGGGGGGCGGAACAGCTGATCAATTCGGAGCCGTGCCATGGATGTCGGTGTCATGTGGAGAAGTGTATTAAGAAGTATGGGCTGAAGCGGTTGTATTATTCTGTGGAGACGCAAGCGTCCCCACACCCCTCTCCCATAGAGAAGAAGCATATACCTCCTTTCCATGGAAAAGGTAAATGATGTCTCCCAGCAGAAGAATATCTCCACGAAGGAGTGTGGTTTCAACCTCTCTATGAGAGAGGGGTGTGGGGAAACGAAGTGTCCCCACAAAGAAACACGGGGGGTGATGGGCTCGAACCACCGACCTACAGAGCAACAATCTGTTGCACTTCCAACTGTGCTAACCCCCCACGGGGAGAACTCTCCACTATCTCCGTAGATCCTTTTTGGGGCAAACCAGACGCACCAAACTAGCTCCAAGGGGTGACACGTCCACTCCAAGGGAGAGGGGTGTGGGGACGCTTGCGTCTCCACAACATACAAAAGTTATAAAAGATCCATAGAGAATGGACAAGATCTGTCCAATCTGTGCGAAGGATCCAACAAGCCATTCTTTCAAGTTCATGAAAGAAAAGAATGGTCACCCCATTTTTTACATGAAACCGGCCATGGCCACCAAATATGACGACGGGGACGGCCTCGTGGCGCACATCGAGAATGCCCTTACAGCCATTGGAGACAAACGATGGATCTGGATCATTGACGGAGAAGGAATGGAGGCAAAGCACGCCGCCGAGCTCACTACGGCGCAACGAGTGTATCGGTTAATCCGAGACAAGTATGGTGCTCAGTTGCGCACCGTGAAGATCATCAATCCCAGTTGGCATATGAAGGCGGCCATCAAGCTGGGGTGGGATACGATGGATGCAAAGATAAGAGAGAAGGCAGAGATTTTAGAGGATCGGTATCGAAGTATTATTGAATATTTATAAAGAGCCAGTGCAGTCAGCATACAACTGCGAAATCCGCCCTATTTTCTCCTCCGCCGACACATCCGCATCCAAAATAGACTTGACGGTATGAACGATATACTTGTGATAGTCCACA